AATTTTTCATTGATGCGATTCATGTGTTGTTCTCCTCCTTTTCAGTTATACTACGTTCCAAAGTTTCCTAGCTGTACGAATGGGGAGATTGTCGCTCCGCCTGCACGTGGTGTGATGGGAGAGTCGATCCATGGTTGCCCGTCAACACGTTGTACAAACCGCCACGCTTTTTCATCAAACTTAAATTTGACATGTTCCGACTCCATAATAGTCAGGCGTTGGCGATCTCCGATGAGGTAGTAACGCATATCAGCAAGAGAAACGTCGCCAATCGAACCACGTGCAGGTACTTTTTCAGTTACGAGTACGGGTACGCCGTAGATTGTTCCAGGGAGGTCACCTGTGATTCCGCCAGTAAAGCCAGGGGTGAGAATGTAGTTGCTGTTCTCATCTTTCAGTTTGTAGATGTCAGGCAACACGGATTGATTGATAATCCATACAGGTGTTCCACCACGGCGGTAGAAACGTGCTAACATGTTGACGAGGTCGGACGTTTGAACCGAACCTGTTCCTACACGTCCAACGGTGATTGTTGCAGGAGCGTTGAGAATCCCCAAAGGTTTGTTCACGCCGTTGCCTGTTAAAAATGCTGCGTCCTCTTCGAAAGCGATGGATTGTGCAAACACATCGGAAAGCAATGAACCCATCGATACAATTGCATCGTCCACAAGCTCATCGGATGATTCGACGTATCCGATTAGCTTTTTAGCTTCAAGCGTGATTTGCTTGAATTTCGGATTGCTCTCCGTTTTCTCAAGTCCTTCGCCACCCCAATACGCTGTTACACCGCCGAATAATGACCCACTCGCATTTGATGACATGTTCAATGCAGGGATTTTGAGGATAGGAGATGTCATCGGCAACACACGAGCGCCTGCACGACGAACAACCGTTTCTTCAAGTTGCACACGCAAAACTTCGTTGGAGAAAGTTTCGGGTACAAGATAGCCACCAAGGTCACCTGTGTTTTCGACAAGGTTTTTACGTGTGAACGCTTTTAGCTCTGGATCGTGTGCACGAGCTTTTACAAGGAATTCTCCGAAAGTTTCCTTTTTAGCTGTTTCAGTGTGAACCGCTTTCGCTTGTGCGGACTGCATGGAGGAAAGCTTTGTCTCCATCTCCGTTTGAAACTTGGAGAACATAGATTCTACATCTTTTTGGTCACCGTTCCGCTTGTCCAACGCTTCCATAAACTTGACTTCAAGAGTTTTCAAGTCATCCTTGGAAACCCCATTTTGGATAGCATCGGTGATGCTTTTTTGAATTTCGTTGATGTTCACTTTGTGTCACCCTCTCAATTTTTTTATCATGTCAAGCACAATGCTCGGCTCGATGTCGTCAGTGTCTTGTGACGGCTGTGCACCAAGTGAACGGATTAAGCTTATTGCCGTGTCCATCTTATCAGCTTTTACGGATTCAAGCAAGCCCCTCATTTTCATAATCTTTGCTTTTTCGTTTGCAGCGAAAGTAACGGGGGAAAACTCCCACAACTTGACTTCCTTGAGTAGGCGCACACGCTTGGTACCCAACATTTTATAATCATCTTTCACCACATCGTATCCGATTGACATTTCAGTGATAACGCCATCTTTGATTAGCGTCATCGCTTTTTTTCCTGTGTCGGTCATACTGATTTTAGCTTTGACGTACAGTCCGTTGTCATCCTCTGTCATGTCAATCGGCAAACCGATGGGTTCGTTCGCATCATGTTGCCATAATACCTTGATTCTTGAGCGATTCTCTGAAATAGTTTTACGGAATGCGCCTTTTTCGATGATATCATCGTAGGCATCAATGTTGTTGAAAAACGACGCATATCCCTCGAATATATCATCACTAATCGCCTTTGTTTCAAACTTAACCGCTTTGAAATCCATGTTTCATCCTCCTTTGTATCTTTCTAGAAACGCAACGAGCTTTTTCAGCGCATCTTCTTCCTCTGTATCCTCTTCTTCCTCTTCTTCCTCTTCTTCCTCGTCCTCCACTGCATCCCACTGTATCTTGCACACAGCGAAACGCTGTTCCAATTTGGGGAATTCCTCAATCATCACCTTGTCGCTCATACACCGTGTCAAAAATGATTCTTCCTCTTCTGCTTGTGTTGGTCGTGGCAACGGCACTATGCTTCGCCTCCTTGTGTCTCTTCGGCGTACTCGTATCCCACGGCGCATCGGCAGTTGATGCTTTCCTTTGCAGGCAAAGAGAAATCAGCAGGATATTTGCCACGTGAACCGTTGACATCGAATAACTCGTTTAGCTTAATTGCAGGATGATTCGCCATGGCTCGATGTGAATCACGTGTGCTGTCGTCGAATGTTGGGATCCAGACTTTCCGTAGCTTCGGTGTCGTTTGTTGCGCTCCTGCTAGTGAGCCGAAATTCGATGCGCTCACCACCTCTGTACGTGCTATCGTGCGACTGCGATTCGGGATGATTTTATCAAGATACAATTTATCTAGTGATTCCGTCATCGTGAGGATACTTGCACCCTCTGCCACGCTGTCAATGATGATGTTTTTGATGTCGTTCTTTGTCGTTTCGGTGATTAACACGACTTTTTCAGCGGACGTTACGGTGATGTACGTTAAAATGTCGTCAGTCGTAAAGTCGAATGCTTTTGTTTCGCTTGCTCCGACTGATTTAATGCGTGACTGGATGCCTTGATACGTCCTTGCTCCAAAGTGGCGGATAACGTCTTTGTATATCTTTTGAAACAGCTTAACAAAACGCTCCTTGTCATCTTCGATGATCTCCAAAACTTCATTGTTGAAGTTATCCTTGTTGTACGTGGCGTTAATGATTTTTTTGCGTTGCTCGTTGAAAGCGTCTGCAACGTCTTTTGTTACTCTATCATAAAATGGATTTCGCTGTCGCTCAAACTGTTTGAATAGTTTTTTTTTGCGTCAAGGCTTTTAGATTCGCCTTCACTTGGTAGCGGTTGTTCAGTTGTAAAACCTAAATCGTTAAAAAACATATCTCCATCCTGCACCTCTTCGAAGTCTAAGGCGTATCTTGCCTCGTTGCGTTTGATTAATCCGCTTTTCCACAGGTCAACGGTACGCTTGGTGAGCGCATCTTGTGATTCTTTCAACGCTTGTATTTTTGAAAGGTCATACACAAGCACAAGGTTATCAGCGTATCTCGGTAGCAGGTCGCTTTGTAGCTTTTGTTTCATGTGCTCCAAGTATCGGGGGATAATGGTGTTTTCCCAAAAGCTTTTTACGGCTTCTCCGAAATTGCTGTACGTTTGCCCCTCTGGATCTCCTACAAGTTGCGATGGAACACCGAAAGCAGAACATATCTCTGTGCGGTTTAGTTTCCTTTGATTCAGAAAGTCCATGTCAATACTTGTTAACCCGATAGGTTGATACGTTGCACGGTCTGCGTTGAGGACTAGCGGAATGCGTGCGTTGCTTCCTCCGCCGTATCGGCGTTTCCACTCGTCACGTAAATTGTCGATGAGTTCAGGAGATGGATTCTGCACCGTGAACACGCCAGCAGGAACACCGCTGTTTTGCAACGTGCTTTTGTTCCAGTTCACCGCCTCGTTCTCCGTATCAATGGTACGACTTAGTGCTCGTATTGGTGATAATCCTTCGTAGATGTCTAGTGGATCACTGAATTTGCTCCACAACACTTCTTCTTTATCGTAGTATATCGTGCTATAATTATCGTATTTATACCCTGATACAAATTCTTCTTTTGATGGGATAGGCTTCATGTAATGCGGATACAACGGCACTATTTGCGTGGGCATCGATGGATTCACGTATTCAGCGTAAAATTTACCTTCAAGTGCTAGATACGTTGCCCATAAATCGATAAAATCGCGTGATGACATGAACGCATTTGCCCTGTTATTCAACAAATCCAGTATGGGATGCTGTTCAATCTCAATGTTTCTACCGCCGCGCCCTTTACGGTGTAAAAGCCACGGCACCGATGATGTTGCAGACGATATTTGCATGACGCAACTGTATACCCAAACCACCTTGTTATATGCTTCGGTGATGAATTGCTTGTCTTTTTGCGTTGCCCAGTATGCTTGCCCGTAGCTACCTTCTGAAACATAGCGATACTTCTGCTTTTTTTTGAATTTATCCCAAAACGCTGCCACTACTGCATCACCTCCTAGAAATATATCGCTGTTTCATCCGTAAAACACTCTTCTAGCGCATATCTCATAGCATCCAGTAAATGGTTATCTTTGTCAACAGGTTTAGCAATATAAATGCCGTTTTTGTCTGTTGCATACTGATACAGCTGTATCTCTCTGATAAAGTTTACACATGATGGATGTATCATAACCTCGTGTCGCTTTATCCACTGGATACCAAAGTTTATTGAGTCCTTGCCTTTTTTTGCAGGCTTAGCGCGGATTCCTAGCGTCTGCAACTCTCGTATGCTTTTCGGCTCTGCGCTGTCGCATGTAATGTACTCCGCACCGATGATGGAATGAAGGCGTGTAGCGATTGCGTCGTTCATCATCTCTAGCTCCATGAATTCGTCAAATACATAGATACGCTTGTTTTTCTTGTCGTAGTGCATCCGTATATACGCCGTTGGATCTGATGCGAAACCAAAGTCCAAGCCGTTGTATATGTTATCGAATGTGCTAGTGTCGAATTGTTCTACACGATAATTCGTATAGATTGTTTTGCCCAAGACTCCCCAGTTTCCCAACGTGTACACATTGTAGAAATAGCTGTCCTTCTCATTCTCCATCGTGTAGCGGTCTTGGTCAGTGAGAAAGTCGTTATCCTTATACGTCGTTTTCAGTATAAGTAAATCATCGCTACGATACGGTGATTCTGTGTAATGTGTGAAATACTCTTTATACAGCCAGTGAGTCTGATATATGGGATTGAACGAGAGTATCAACCTTTTCGGCGATGCGCTTTCTCCACGTAGCCTTTTTCGCAGTTGCATCACGTCGTTATACTCCGTTTCGGTCGCCTCCTCGATCCATATGTCAGTGAGTACCCCTTGCGTCGGGGTGATGGACTTCACCTTTTCCGTATCGTCAAGCCCTGCGCTTAGTATCTGTGCACCGTTGATACAGGTGAACGTCAAGTCAGTCTTGTTGATGGTAAAAAGGCGTTCCATTTTGAAAGCAACGATTGCTTTGCATAGCTCGTTGAACAGCGACTTTTTTATCGTCCGTGCAGTTTTACGGCAAATGAGATAGTTACGCCCCAGAGTCGCAACGTCAATGATACACCTTTGTGCGAGAAAGAAACTTTTTCCACTAGATGAACCGCCGAA